AACATTACGCCAGATATGCTATGGAAGTATTATAAAATAAATGATGAGGAGTTTCCTCTATGGTGGAACAAGAAATGGGCAAAGTAGGGCAATCACCTGAATTTGCTCACTTGATGGATAGTTTAGATAAAGTCGATAGACTGCGGCTTTTATCTTATTGGACGATGACTGAGGATTTGAAGCATGGTAGGAAGATTGCCCACTGGGAAGAGGCCAAGAAAGCCAGAATTACCGCAGGTCGGGAATATTGGCTTAGGAAGCAGCGGGAGCAATCCTCTCATTGATAACTTGATAGGGACAGAAATTGACCTGTCAAATATCAAGACGATGCAAGATGTACCTGAAATTCGCACAATGCCGATTGATCAGGCAATTGCGGTTGCTCGTCAGGAGCCGCACTTAATCGAGGGTGGCAAAGGATCTGGCGGGGCTTTTATTGGTGGCCCCCGGAATATTAAAAATAAAACAGATCTTGAAAGTATGCGAGAATGGTTAGATAATTACATCTATGGCGATGTTCGCGGGGCTGATTGGTATGACAGGTATCGCAGCAATATAAGCGAAGTGACAGGCGGCGATCCTAACCAAAATCTATGGATGTCTAACATTGAGGGCATGTATTCGGCGCAGGCTTCGCCTGAAACAGAACTTAACTTTTCATTAAGAGACAGTAACAGCGCCATTGCTTATGGATTGCCAACTGTTTCAAAGACAGGCGCTCAGAATGCAGCCTCAATTAGAGCAATTGAAGGCAATGATCCCTGGCTTTATCAGCTCGGCAAAAAGACAGGTGAGTATGCGCGTCGTATTAACCCAGATCAGCCAGATTTTGAAAAAGCCACTGGCGTTAATGACTTTCGGCATTTGAGAAACCTTGGTTACACAGAGGTTTCTGGCGAAGATCAAATTGGGGCTGTTGGTTCTGCTGGCCATAAATTTGCAGACTACGAAACAGCTCTGGCAGTTGATCGCGCAAATCAAGCAAATGTTGGCGGCGTGTCAAATTGGACGGGAGAGCGCTTACAAGCTGCGCCTTGGGTGCGGCAGAAAGGCGAAGACTTCTACAATCGTTTTTCTAAAAGATATGATGCCGAAGCAGCCGCTATGCTTGGTATTGATATGAAGAACGCAACACCAGACCAAATTGCTCAAGTGAAAGCAAAAGGCTTGGATCTTGCTATTAATCAATCGAATGCAACGATTGGTGATTATTTCGATAAACACACAGCATTTGCGACATATGAAGCTCAACCCTATGCTGGGTCGGGTCAATTACCCGGGCTTTTAGGCGCTTCGGCCGACGTTCGTGCATCCTTCGCGAATGATCCCTTATCCACATGGGCAAATGCTCCCGGCAATCGAGATGCCATCTATTCAGGTATGTCTGTAGGTGACACTGGCAATGCAATGCGCGTGCGCCCAACAGTCGAAATGCAGGGTGTTTACACGCCGCCGTCAGGCGTTACTGAATTTAACCCCGGGGAAGTCGCGCGTCCTCTTGTTTCGTTTGAGGGGCAAGGAACAAAATCAATGCCTGCGGCAGATCAGGGCTTGCTAAATCTAGGTGAAGGCGTCCGGGCTTACATTGACACTCAAGGCGCTGGCGCGTGGCACAAGCCGTGGACGGGCGGTAAGGTAGGCGATAGTAATTCAGTGTTTATTTCTAGAACATCTGACAAAGCACCAAGCCCAGAGGAAATTACTAAAATTTCAGAGATTGGCAAAAAGTATGGCGTTCCTGACGTAATTGATACTGGAAGCGGCTTTACGCTGACAAATTTTGAGGGCGGGAATGTTCTTGACAAAAAGACACTTTCTGACCTTAAAAAAGAGATTGAAGGCGTTGGTAGCTACAAATCAATTGATCGCGTGAATATCGACAGTGGTTATGCCGGGTTTGAGGGGACTTGGGAGCAAGGCGTTGGATCTGGCGCAGCAACGCGCCAGCTCTTTGAGTTCATTGATGATGCCCCAGCATACGCAGTCGAAGCAATTGATCAAAACCCCTACATCGCACAAAATGCGTTGAATAGATTAGTTCGTGACAAAAAGGCTTCTAAAGAATTAGGAGCAACACGAAAAGATATTGAAAACGCCAGAAAGATTATTGGCGAGGGGCCGGGCTGGGTTGGGCGTCTTCGCTCTGCTCTTGAGCAAGGGCAGGTTCTTCCTGTGATTGGGATTGGCATTCTTGGCCAGGCTCTTTACCCCGGCGAAGAACAGTAACAGGAGATGCGTTCATTGCCGCATATACTTCTCTTTCGCGCCATTTCGGTGTTTTATTGTACATCTTCATTTTTTTGTCTCATGTGTTATATTGCTGGCATCTTATCAGGAAAAAACAAGTAATGGCAATTATTACAGGTACAGAAGAGCGAAACGGCGTAATGTACTTTACGACAGATACAGGTAATCTTGTGCCTGTAAAGTCTGTTTTGCAATCTCAATACCCAAACGTGAAATTCAATGATCGTGGAGATGCTGTCGTTGGAACACCATCGCCTGACAATGAAACATCTTCAATTCCTAAAAATAACTTTGGCGATGTTTACAAAAAATACGGCAATGAAGACATTGCTTTTGGTAGAGGAATTTTGGCTAATGCTGGCAATGTTGCCGCACAAGGCCTTCCCGAAGAGATGGGCGTGCTGAGGAATGTTGTCTCATATCCAGCAGACATAGCGAATGGGCTATTGATGCTTGGATCTGGAGGTGCGCAAAAGGGTCTTGCAGCTTTGGCTGAGTTAATGCCAGGCAGCACAAGGAGTGAAGATCGCCTAGCTAGAGATCTTAATGCAATACTTGAAAATCCAATATTTGGAGGCACAACAACAATTTTTCCTCTTGGTTTAGCGAACGCAACAAAAACGCAAGCTAAACATGCTATAAAAGGATTGTTACAGTAATGGCACTTACAACTTACGCAGAACTGAAAGCAAGTATCGCAGACTTTCTGGATCGTGATGATCTAACAAATGTTATAACGGATTTTGTAACGCTGGCTGAAGCTGACATGAATCGCAAGGTTCGGCATTGGCGTCAGGAAGCGCGCACAAGTCAAACGATCAATGAGCAGTATGAGGCTTTGCCGTCAGACTTTTTGGAGGTTGTGCGTTATCAGGTAACGTCGAATGACACTAATTCGCTTGAGTTGATTAGTCAGGGTGAGATGTTGGAGCGCCGTGAGCGCAACTTGGATACGACTGGTCGCCCTCAGTATTACGCAATTACGGCGGGTCAGGCTGAGTTTTACCCCACCCCAGATGGAGATTACACGGCTGACCTGTATTATGTGCAGCGCATTACCGCGTTGAGCGACGGTAATACGTCCAACTGGGTTTTGACGTACTTCCCTGACGCATATTTATATGGTTCGCTTGTCCACGCAGCGCCTTACTTGGCAGAAGACAATCGCCTTACGGTTTGGTCTGCTTTGTATCAGAACGCAATTGATGGTATAAACATGGAAAGCGAAAAGTCTAAGTTTGGCGGTTCTGGCAGAAGGCTTAAAATCCGCAGCTACTAAAGGATAGGTTATATGGCCATTAGTATTACAAAACCAACCGTAGGTGGTTCAGAGGACACTTGGGGGACGCAAATTAACACGGCGTTGGACACGATTGTTAATGGCGTAAACGGCACGTCTGGCACAATCGCGCCTGACCTTAGCACTCTGACGATCAACGGCACTGACGTTACGGCGACTGCGGCAGAGTTGAATATTTTAGATGGCGTTACTGCTACTGCGGCAGAGTTAAACTTGCTAGATGGTGCAGCCGCCAACACAGTCGTTAATAGCAAGGCAGTTGTCTATGGGTCAGCGGGAGAGGTGCAAGCGACAACAATTGACCTTGGTGATTGGACTGTCACAGAGGCTGGCGGCGTCTTGTATTTTGCCACAGGCGGCGTAAACAAAATGAAACTTGACGCATCAGGAAACCTTACAGTCATCGGCAACGTCACAGCTTATGGAACGATCTAATGGCTCTGCAATCATCAGGCGCAATAAGTCTAAATGACATCCAGACTGAGTTTGGCGGCAGTAATCCAATTAGCTTGTCTGAATACTACCGTAATGGCGGCTTGGTAACGAGCAACAACACCAACGTACCAACGTCTGGCACGATTAGCCTGTCAAACTTTTATGGCGCGGTAAAGCAGTTTAGCTTCAATATTACTTCTAACATTTCGCAAGCTAACTTATATAGCCTTGCAATTAGTGCTGGATGGAACGGTTCTGATCCTATTCTTGCCACAATTGACAGCGGTATATATGTGTATTCAGATAGTACAGCAGTTGCTGGCTTGACTATTCCAAACAACTTTAGCGGAAAACTAACACTAGTAAACAATGGTTATATCATTGGTAAAGGTGGTGAGGGCGGCTCAAGCGGAGCCAATGGCGCAAATGGAGGCCCAGCCATAGTAAACTCTGCCACAGGTGTGGCACTTACTAACGCGGCAAGTGCATTTATTGCTGGCGGTGGTGGCGGCGGCGGTGGTGGTTATAGATCAGGCGGTGGCGGTGGTGCTGGTGGAGGCATCGGCGGTAATCCATCTTCTGGAAACACTGGGGCAGCATATGGCGGTGCTGGCGGTGGTTTAGGGGGCGTAGGCGGTGATGGTTATGGCGATACAGGCTCAGTGGTTGCTTCAGTAAACCTAGCTAACGGTGGATCACACGGCACAGGCGGCGGTGCTGGCGGTGGTGGCGGGGGCGGTCATGACAAAGGCTCCATCTGGGGTGGCGGCGGCGGCGGTGGCGGTGGCCGCATCTTGGCTGGCACAGGCGGTGCTTCAGGTCGTATTTGGCGTGATAACGGCACGCTTGTGTATGGTTATGCTGGCAATGGCGGTTCTGGTGGGGATGCTGGTGGTTACGGCAGTAATATTTTCAGTGATGTTGGACATGCTGGCGGTGGCGGCGGCTGGGGCGCATCTGGTGGATCGGCGGTTTCTGGTGGCTCTGGCGGTGCAGGTGGTGCTGCTATCTCTGGAACGGCTGTCGCAAGTATGACAAATAACGGCACAATTTACGGATCGCAGGCATGACGCTCATACCGCTAGACATACCCGCAGGGTTTTACCGCAACGGCACTGACTTAGAGCAAGCGGGTCGCTGGCGTGACGGATCACTTGTGCGCTGGCGTGACAACAGCTTGCGCCCGATTGGTGGCTGGCAGGAGCGTAAGGCATCGTTTGCCACAAACCCAGTGCGCGGGATGCACACATGGGAAGCCTTAGATAGCACGGCACGTTTAGCTGGCGGCTCTCATAGCGAACTTATTGTCATGACAGGCGATGGCACGTTGACTGACATTGCGCCAAGCGACTTGGCGACAGGCCGTGAAGATGCTGAAGTCGAGACTGGCTATGGGTACGGCTTTTATGGTCGTGGTTTTTATGGCACGCCGCGTCAAGATTTGGGTAATTATTCAGAGGCAACAACTTGGTCGATAGATAACTTTGGCGAGGATTTGGTTGCGTGTCATTATGATGATGGTCGCATCTTAATTTGGGATACATCGGCAGCGCCTGCAACGGCGTCTGCATTAACCAATGCGCCGACAGACAACCTTGGCCTCGTTGTTACCGAGGAGCGTTTTGTCTTTGCACTCGGCGCAGGCGGCAACCCGCGTAAAGTGCAGTGGTGTGACCGTGAAGGCAATACGACTTGGACGCCAGCGGCAACAAACGAAGCTGGCGATATTGAGTTGCAAACGTCAGGCCAGATTATGCAGGGCATTCGTACACGCGGTCAGACGCTCATTATAACGGATACAGACGCCCACACAGCGCGATACCTTGGCCCACCATACGTTTACGGCTTTGAGCGCGTTGGTACGTCCTGTGGGGCGGTTTCCCGAAAGGCAGCGTCTGACGTTGATGTGGGCGTATTCTGGATGGGTCAGCGCGGGTTTTTTCGTTTTGACGGTAACTCTGTGCAGGAAATCCCGTGCGATGTATTTGACTATGTCTTCGGCGACTTTAACCAAGCCCAGCAGTCAAAGGTGTGGTCTTTTGCTAATGGGCAGTTTGGAGAGATTTGGTGGTTCTACTGTTCTGGCAATAGCACAGAGATTGATCGGTATGTCGCCTTTGACTACAAGGAAAACCACTGGCTGATAGGTGAACTGTCACGCACTTCTGGGGTGCAACGTGGCGTATTCCGCTATCCCTTTATGGCAAGCTATTTTAGTCGCGCGGATATTTATGAACATGAAGTCGGGCCAATTCGTGATAATAAGTTTGGAGATTACGCTTTAGAAGGTGTTTATCCAGTCTTTATATTTGACCCTGCCGCAGCTACTTTTGCGACGCGTGGTGAAGACTTTGAAGGTGATAACTTTACGCC